CGAATCCCGCTACCCCGACGAAAAATTCAAGTCAAGAAAAATTGAATGGTGTTGAGCTGATACAGTTTGTATCGGCTTTTTTCGTTTATGTAAATTAGACACAATTATACCCCGTTTTAGGGCAAATAAAGAGGGGATTTCTTTGAACTATCTTTGAACAAGTTTCTCTATTTACATTCGTTTAGGGGAAATTAAAGCAATTTCCTATCAAATAACCCCGATTCAAGCTGTTTAATGCATTTTTAAACCTTTAAAAAACATTAAAACAGTATATGGCAACATTTAAAGCAGTTGTTTTTCAAACTGGAAGACACATAAAACTAGATGGAACATCTAATATAAAGATTAGAATATATCATAATAGAGAGTCACAGTATATATCTACCGCTTATTATATCCGCCCTGAAAACATGGACGAATCCGGAAGAATCTTATCGGGAGTGACAAACGGAGAAATGATAGAATACGAAATAAATGCGTATATCCAGAAGATCCGGAGAGAATATTTAAAATTGGGGCAAGATAGAACACAATTCATGTCTTGCATGGATCTCAAGGAGGAAATAGAAAAATCTCTCGCTCCTGATGCTGAATTTATAGACTTCGTAGAATTCGCTCAAAACATAGTAATTCAGACGAAAAAGAAGAAAACAGCCGAATGGTACAGCTCTTCTATCGATACTCTATGCTGGTACACGAAAAGGAAAAAGATAGATATTAAGTTAATCACCTCATTCCTACTAAATAAGATGATAAAAGACCTGTATCAATCAGGCCCAGCAGGTATTCCGCTAGAACCTGGCACAATAAGCCATTATCTTAGAGGCTTAAGAGCATTATACAACAAAGCCAAACTCTATTATAACAACGAGGACTTCGATATCATAAGAATACCTGGTGATCCGTTTAAAAAGGCAGAGATTCCGGAGTATCGAAGAAAAAGAAAGAATATAGACATCAATACCTTATTAAGAATTCGAGATTTCCAGTCCGATAAAAGACGAACTAATATGGCACGAGACGTATTTATGATGATGTTTTACATGATGGGGGTCAACATCAACGACCTTTATAGTATTTCGTGCGAACGTCGTGGAAGATTAGAGTACACACGTTCAAAAACGAATACGGATAAGAATCACGAACAGGTACCACTTTCCGTAAAGATCGAACCGGAACTTCGCACACTTCTTGATAAATATACAGAAGGGTATTTCCTCTCCTACTTTCATACTAACTATTGCAGCTTGAACAATTTCATGCGTGCAATCAATAGTGGGCTGAAAGACATTTGCTTGAATTTAGAGATTGATTTTAAAGTTACTACTAATTGGGCGCGCCACAGCTGGGCCAGCTTGGCAAGAAACAAAGCCGGAGTACCAAAAGCTGACATCGACTTCTGTCTTGGCCATGTGAACAATGACTATAAAATGGCTGATATTTACATTGATATAGATTATAGTATTTGCGACAAGGCAAATCGCGCTGTATTGGATTTATTGCAAGAAAAAGAAGAAAAAAAAGACTGAAACGTTTGCAAATACAAAAACTCTCTCTATATTTGCAAACATAATGGTGTTGAGCTGGATAAAACAATGATTTTATCCGGCTTTTGTTGTTCCTATACAATTTAATAGCTTTTAATTACTGAAACCTATCTCCTCTTTATGTTATGCGCCAAAAAACAATGACGCATGGAAATTACAGTATCAAAAACAGCTTTATCAGATAAGTTAAAATCAGTCGGGCGAATTATACAGCCTAAAAACTCATTACCTGCCTATGATAACTTTTTGTTTGTTATAGATGAATTTGGAGTCATTCTAGTAACCGCAGGTGAAGAAGGTGGACGCATCTCTACAAACATAGATGGTACCGCAGACTTCACCAATTACACTTTCATGGCTAATGCAAAAACATTACTTGACGGACTAAAAGAGATTCCCGAACAACCTTTGATTATATCCATCCTTGAAAAGGAATTGATTGTCAAGTATGCAAACGGTAAGTTCTCAATACCTATTGAGAAAGGAGATCAATACCCATCTATGAGTACGGATGATACCGCCAGCCCATTTCTTGTATCAGGCAATGATTTATTATACGGAATAAGGCAAGTTTTGATCTGTAGTGCCAATGATGAACTCCGTCCGGTAATGAATGGTGTCTATTTTGATATCGGTTTAGATTCAATGTCATTTGTCGCAACAGATGGTACCCGCCTAGCAATGATTGAGAATCCATCCGCTTATACGCGCAAGGAACGGGCGGCCTTTATCCTGCCGAGCAAGTTTGCTAAAGTACTTTCTAACATTGTTCCAGAAGATTGCATGGAAGTAGAGATATCGGTAAATCAGACTAATATTTTATTTGAGTTTGATTCATACCGGTTAATCTGCCGTATGATCGAAGGCCGGTATCCTAACTATCGCGCTGTTATTCCTCAAAAGCAACCAAATCGTGCTGTATTAAAGAAAGCTGATATTGTGTCAGCTTTAAAGCGCGTATCTGTCTTCTGTGATGAAAGTTCGTCTTTGGTAGTCCTCAAGTTCGATTCTGACTCTCTTAAAATTGCAGCTCATGATTTAGATTTTTCTAAGTCTGCAGAAGAAACGATTACCCTGCAGTCAGGCTGTAATATTGAAATCGGCTTTAGAAGTAGCTTCTTGATTGAAATGATGAATAACATTCCTTCGGAAGATATTGCCATCACTATGAGCGATCCATCGCAGGCTTCACTTCTTACCCGCTGCGACGAAGAAGTAAAAAGCTTAACCTATCTATTAATGCCTTTATCAATTAATAATTAAAGTCATGGGAAAAGAGAACCAATCATTTAAACAGGTTATTCAATCTTATTTAGAGCAACGTGCAAAGAGGGATTCCCTCTTTGCCACCTCTTTTGCGAAGCAAAATAAGAATATAGATGAATGTTGCAATTACATTATAGGTGAAGCTAAAAAACGCGGTGGGAACGCTGTATTCATGTCTGACGATGAAGTATTCGGGCTTGCAGTTCATTACTACGATGAAGATGATATCAAAGTTAGTAAGCAAACCAATTATAAGGTATCAGCTGGAAATGTGAAAAAAGAAGCATCTACAGAACAACCAGAAATTAAAAAGCCTGCTTCTGCCCCTAATAAGCGTAAAGGGATGAAAAAGCAAATACCTTCCGGACAATTTTTATTATTTGAAGACTTATGAAGCCAAGAACGAAATTACAGCTTAGAGTAGCAGGTTTAAGTAGCCAGCTACCTAATATTGAGAATATGATGATTGACTGGGCTAAAAGCGATTGTTTAAAACATATAGGATATGCAACCAAGTCACGTGCTATATGTATGGAGTGCGGGCAGCGCTTCTCTCCAGAACTTGTAAAACGTAAGCGTGCTATTTGTCCTCATTGTGGTGCATGCTTGAAGATAGAACAGTCAAGGAAGCGTACAGACAAACAATCGATGTTTATTGCCAAAGCGGAAATTTGTGAAGAATTCCAAGTTATCCGAAGCTTTGAATTGATTGCTTACTATCAGGCAGAAGCGAATCCTCGTTATTTTATTCGTGAGATACTGCAACATTGGATAAAAGATGATGGCAACCGGGAGGTAGTAGCTCGTGCTAACAATACGGGACATTGTGGATGGTGTGGAGATTTGGAGATACGTAATAAAGTTGTTGGATCATATTATTACAGTTGTAGTAATGATGTTTATTGTGAACGCTATCATCCAGCCTCCGTCTTTAGACCTAAGTATATTCAAATGGGTATAGATTGTAAATTACGCGGTATGTCATTTCTTACTGCTACCAATATAATTCCCCATTCTCCCAAGGCTGAAACACTTCTAAAGGCAAGACGTTATGAATTAATAGATCATTTCGAGGGACACCGTTACAAGATTGATATGTATTGGCCGTCTATTAAAATTTGCCTTCGAAATAAATATCGGATTAAGGATGTTTCCATGTGGTTTGATTATCTGAAACTACTTGAACATTATCGTAAGGATCTGCATAACGCCCATTACGTTTGTCCTAAGAATCTAAAAAAAGCCCATGACTTGTATGTGGCGAGAAAGAAACGTGATGATGAAAAAGAACGCAAGGCTAAAGAAATGCAACAATTGCTTAAACTCAAGAAGGATGCAGAGAATTATATCAAAGAAAAATCGAAGTTCTTTGACCTAAAAATGTCTGATGGTAAAATAGTCGTAGTACCGCTCAAAAGTCTTGAAGAGTTTCAACAAGAAGGTGAAATCATGCACCATTGCGTCTTTACAAATAAATATTATAAAGAAAAGGATTCACTCATTCTTTCTGCTCGAATCGGCAAGAAACATATTGAGACCGTAGAGGTCAATTTAAAAACATTCAGTATTGTTCAGTCCCGTGGAGCCTGCAATAGTAATACCGAGTACCATAACCGTATTATCGGACTCGTGAAAAAAAATATGAACTTAATACGTCAGAAACTGACGGCATAGCATACAATGACCTATATAGATTATATAAACCAATTTTGGAAGATGAATCGAAGTGTAGAATTCAGCCCGAACGAAGTCTTTTTGTACTTCTATCTCTTGAATGAGTGCAATATTCGGGGTTGGCAGAATCCGTTTGAGCATCCCAACAAGACTATCGTCCTCGCAACCGGTATATCAGAGAAAACCGTCATTGAAGTTAGGAACAGATTGCAGCAAAAAGGTTTAATAACCTTCGAATCGGGTAAGAAGAATGCGAAATCGCCAGTTTATTACTTACTTGACGAAAGTAAAACGGTAAGTAAAGAGGTAAGTAAAGAGGTAAGTAAAAGAGTAAGTAAAACGGTAAACATTAATAATAAGACTAAAGACAATAAGACTATAACTCTCTCACGCGCATGCGTGGGAGAGCTGTTTCCGGAAGATAGTTTTTTCGATAAGTCTTTAGAAGAATGCTATCAGGAACTGAAATCTAATCAGTCATGGGCGGAAACTGTAACGATGAATACTCGTTCTTCCGGTTATGATGAATTTACGATAGAAGCCTTTTACGAGTGTTTGAAGCAATTCTTTATGAAACTACAAAATGAGGGTGAAACGACAAAGTCGCCAAAAGGCGCGATGTCTCACTTTGCCCGATGGTTGAAATTAGAACTAAGCAACAAAAAAGATGGAAAAAGTAAGAGAACAGATACAGATTCAGAAACAAAAATTAAAGTGCGGACCATCAAGCTATGACCCGATTGCTTTTAAGAATTCGATGAATTTGTTCCGAAGATGTTGTTTATATGTATGCCCAAATTTTTGCGTTGACGATCGAAATCGCGAAATCATGAATGAGATTTTTTTATATCTCATCGGAGGGTCGAACGTTTTAGACCGCAGCAAAGGATTGTGGCTATATGGTTCTGTAGGAACCGGAAAATCCTGCATATTGAAAATCATACAGATGTATGACAGGTATAGCAACGGAAAAGACAAAACAGGATATTACCTACAGGGAGGATTCCCGATAGAGGCAGCAGCTTTCGTAGCTAACCAGTATTGCAAGAAAGGCATTGACGGAATCTTAAGTTATGACGGTTCAAATGGAATAGCGTTAGGTCTGGATGAAGTCGGACGAGAGCCTAAGGTAAAGCATTACGGGACAGAGATGGATGTGATACAGTACATACTTCAAATGAGATACGACAACAGGAGAAGTTGTACAACATTCGTGACTACTAATTTATTTCCGGAAGAGATTCATTTAAAATATGGGGAATATATTGCCGATCGAGTTAACGAAATGTTTAATGTTGTGGAAATCGGAGGTAAAAGTCGAAGATAATTGTATCTTTGAAAACTATTATAAAAAAACAAAAAACCATGAAAGAAAAAAAACAGCAACAAGAAGATGATAATCAATTTAACATGAACCTTCTTTACGCACCTGAATTAGAAAAAGTTGTATTGGGTACATTAATGACTGACAAAAAGGCTTATGCGTTAATAAGTGATATTCTTCGTCCAGAATCTTTTTACGAATATCGACATCAACTGATATATGCTGCAATAATTACCCTCGCGGTCAATCAAATGCCGATAGATATTCTAACTGTAAAGGAGCAACTTAGCAAACGAGGCGAATTAGATAAAATTGGAGGACCAGCTTATATAACTCACTTGAGTAGCAAAGTAGCATCATCGTCTCAAACGCAGTATCACGCCCGAATCATTGCACAAAAGTATATATCCCGCCAATTACTTGCACTTGCAACAGATATTCGCTTAAAAGTATTCGATGAAACCCAAGATGTAGAAGATTTAATTTCGGAAATCAGAGGAAAGCTGACTGATATATCCTCATTAAATACGGAACATGATTGTATTCAGATTAACCCCGTGATTGATGAAGTCTATAAACTAATTCAGAAGGCAGCTACACGAACTGATGGACTAAGTGGTTTGGAAAGTGGATTCACTAGATTGGATAAAATGACATGTGGCTGGCAGAATGGTGATTTGATTACTATAGGAGCACGTCCTGCAATGGGGAAAACAGCATTTATTATATCTATGCTAAGAAATATGGCGGTCAACTTCAGAATTCCAGTCGCTTTGTTTTCTCTTGAAATGAGCAATGTGCAGTTAGTCAATCGTCTTATCACCAATGTCTGCGAAATTCCAAGTGAGAAAATCAAGAGCGGACAGCTTGCCTGTTATGAGTGGCAGCAATTGGACTATAAACTAAAAGATTTGCAAGACGCTCCTCTTTATGTAGATGACTCACCACTTATGAAAATGGATATTTTGTGTAATAAGGCACATTATTTAGTAAAAGAAAAGGGTGTTAAGTTGATTGCTATCGACTATGTTCAATTGTTATATAATGACATCAAATATACAGAGAATAGATATTCGGAAATAAATTACTTCACAAGAAGATTAAAATCTTTAGCAAAAGAGCTGAATATTCCTATTATTATTACATCGCAATTGAATCGGGCAATTGAATCTCGTGAAGGGATTGATGCTAAACGTCCTCAGTTAATAGATTTACGTGATAGTGGTACATTATGCGATGATTCTGATATGGTTCTTTTTTTACATCGGCCAGAATATTATAAGATTTTTCAAGATGATCGAGGAAACGATATGCGAGGTATGGCAGAAGTAATTATTGCTAAGCATCGTAACGGTGCACTAGGTGAAATATTATTGCGATTCAAAGGCGAATTCTGTCGCTTTTCAAATCCAGAGGAAGACATATGTATTCCCATGCCTGGTGAACCCATCGGTACGAAACTTGGTTCTTCTTCAATCTCTAAAACCAAAGTGCCATTCTCTATAGATAATCAAATTAAAGATGATGGTCCATTACCTTTTTAAAATATTCGCTGAATTAATTATCTCTTCAATATTTTTTCTATCTTTGTAAAAGAATGGTGTTGCGCCGGATTTTGAAGAAAAAATCCGGCATTTGTTATTTGTAAGTTACTGAAACACTAAAGTATTCTCTTTGCTATGTCATACTTAATTTAAAAAATTAAAATTATGGCAAGTGAAGCAGTAAATAATTACATAACTAAACGCTACGAACGCTGGCTTGATTACTCTTTGTATCATTGTGGGCTTGCTGGTATTTCAGACGAGGCAACAGATGTCCTAAATGAGGTCATATGTTCGCTCCTTCAGAAGCAAAGCAAGCTACTTGATAAATTACTCGACACAAAGAAAAATGGCTATACAGAGCTTGATTTCTTTGTTTTGAAGATGATAAAGTTGAACGCATCCTCTCCTACTTCACAGTACCGGAGTAGATACAAACCTCTACCAGTGGATGATAATGTAGATTATTCGAGGCTTGATATCGAGGATATTCCAGGTGATTCAGTAGATCGAAATGCTGAAATATTAGACAGGCTGCATTTAGTAAGAGATACATTTGAAAGCTTGGAACTCGGAGATTTAGCTGCACAAGTGTTTGAGTTTCATTTCTTCCAGGATGGAAATTTCTCTGAATGGGAAGGCCCGGAGACATTAAAGCAGCTATATGAGATATATAACGGAGTACAAGAACTTATTAGAAAGAAAATAGCCGGGGAATCTATATTTTAATTGAAATTCCTTGGTCATGGAAGAAAAAGTAGAAATTAAGATTGATCCCCGGAACTATCGTATCCATGGGGACGAAAACAAGCGGCTTATCCACAAAAGCCTTGTTGAATGTGGAGCTGGTCGGTCCGTATTGGCCGACCGTGATAATGTGTTAATCGCTGGAAACGGCGTCTATGAAGAAGCTCAAAAGTTAGGTCTCAAAGTGCGTGTTGTAGAGTCTGACGGTACCGAGCTTATTGTTATTAAACGCAAAGACTTATCTACGGAAGATGAAAAGAGAAAACTGCTAGCCTTAGCGGACAATCATACTTCCGATACTTCTGAATTCGATTGGAAGTTAGTGATAGAAAACTTCTCGTCTGATATATTGAATGATTGGGAGTTTTCAGTAGACGAGATCGAACTTTCGACTGATATCCTTAATTCTGCCGATGAGAAAGATAATAATCTTTATACAAAAAAAATAGTATCCCCAATCTACACACCGACTGGCAATAAACCTGCAATATCAGAACTCTATAATCTTGAAACTTACAATTGTCTGATGAAACAAATTCAGGAGTGTAATTTAGACAAGCAGACTAAAGATTTTCTTCAGATTGCAGCTTCAAGGCACATTGTTTTCGATTATGGAAAAATTGCTGAATTTTATGCTCATTCAAACAACATCATTCAAAATTTAATGGAAAATTCAGCTCTTGTCATTATAGATTTTAATAAAGCTATTGAACTAGGATATGTTTGTTTAAAGAAAGAATTGTCAGACTCATATTTGGAGGATTATAGCAATGATGAAAAATAATAGCTTCGTTGCATTGATACTTACACATGGGCGTCCAGACAATGTACATACAGTAAAAACATTACGGAAATGTGGATATACAGGTGATATTATCATAGTATTAGATAATGAAGATCTGAAGATAGATCGTTATCGCAAAAACTACGAAAACATATATGTATTCGACAAAAAAGAAATAGCATCAGAAACAGATGAGGGTGATAACTTCAATGATCGTCGAGCTATTATTTATGCGAGAAATGCTTCTTTTGAAATAGCAAAAGAAAAAGGCTACCAATATTTTATTGAGTTAGATGATGATTATACGGAATTCTCATACACTTATAATCAATACGGTGAAATGAAGCAGAAAAACATTATCAATCTTGATAAAGTACTTGATGCTCTAATTGATTTCAAGAATAAAACAGGTGCTTTAGCTGTTGCATTAGCTCAAAGAGGAGATTTTATCGGAGGAAAGCAGAATAATATAGTTCGTGGTGAATTACTTAAACGGAAAGCTATGAACTCATTTATCTGTGATACAAACATGCCTTTTAAGTTTTTTGGTAAAATTAATGAAGATGTAAACACTTATACCTTACTGGGTAGCAGAGGAAATTTGTTTTTTCAGATACCTCATGTCTCACTGAATCAAGTAACAACCCAACAATCAAATGGCGGAATGACTGATATCTATTTGGATAGTGGGACTTATGTTAAGTCTTTCTACACAATTATGTATGCTCCTTCTTGTACAAAGATACGCCCAATGGGAAGCGTGTACAAACGCTTACATCATAGTATTAATTGGAATAATGCTGTTCCCAAAATAATTCCAGAAGATTGTAAAAGATAGCCCTTCTTTATATTTTGATTATAGAAGATTATTCAAGTTAAAGAATGGGTTATTTCATTTTAGTTTTAGTTAGTTATAGTTTATGACAGAGAAGAAGAATCCGGCCGAGAAGAAGAAAAGAGGGCGTAAATCAGAATACAGAATAGAGTATGCCGATCAAGCTCTAAAGCTTTGTTTGTTGGGTGCAACAGATAAAGAGCTCGCCGAATTCTTCTCTGTTTCAGAGCAAACCTTAAACAAATGGAAAAAAGACTATCCCGAATTTCTTGAGTCCCTAAAAAAAGGAAAGAATATTGCGGATGCTAACGTTGCATCTCGGCTATATAATCGTGCTATCGGTTATTCCTGTAAGGCAACAAAATTTGCAACATCTGAAGGAAGAATAACAGACTCAAAGGAATATACTGAACATTACCCACCTGATACGACAGCCGCTATATTCTGGCTGAAGAACCGGCAACCGGAGAAATGGAGAGACAAAAAAGAAGTTGATGCAAATGTGAACCTTGGTGATGAACTGGAAGGATTGAGTGACGAACAACTACAGGCTATAATTGATGGCAAAGAAGAAGAGTAAAAGACAAATATTGATTCGTAAAGCAAAGGCTGCTACCATACTCCGCAAACGAATATCAAAGAAAGACTTTTGGGCGTTCTGTTTGTACTATGATCCGAAGTTTTTCTCTAAACGTCTGTTCCTAAAGAAGGTCGCAGAAGCGTTCATGCGTGTGTATGAATCATATTCTGCTGGTATAATCTACCGTCTTGCTGTCAGCATGCCGCCGCGTGCCGGTAAGTCTTATATATCATCTCTTTTCATAGCTTGGATGTACGGTCACTTTCCGGAAGAATCCGTAATGCGTAATTGTTGTTCTGATACTCTATACAACAAACTTTCGTATGATACCCGTGATATAGTTAAGTCGAAACGATATAAAGAGATATTCCCTGATATTCATCTGAAAGGTGATAAACAGAATGTGAAGAGTTGGAATGTGGAAGGCGCTCGCCAGGTATCTTATTTCGGTGGTGGTGTTGGCGGCACCGTGATCGGTTTCGGTGCATCAATGCTTGCCATGACCGACGACTTATACAAGAGCCTGGAAGATGCGTTATCCGACAATAATAACGAGAAGGTATGGTCTTGGAAACAAGGTACGCACGATTCACGTATTGAGGGAAGCTGCTGTATGATTGACATTGGTACCCGCTGGTCTTCTAGTGATGTCCTCGGACGTATGGAAGAAGCCGGCAAGTACAATGAAATCATTCGTATTGCTGCGCTGGATGAGAACGACGAAACTTTCTGCGCCGATGTACATACTACGGAATATTACCAGGAACTACGTTCTGAAACCGACGAAAGTATTTGGATGGCCGAATATATGCAGGAACCGTTCGAGGCCAAAGGGTTACTATTCCCTAAATCTGCTCTCATGCGTTTTAAAAGTGCTGATATCGCAGGAAAGAAACCTGACGGTGTTATCGGTGGTTGTGATACGGCAGACAAGGGAGATGATGATTTTTGCGCACCATTCGCAAAGGTATTCGGTCCCAAATACTTTATCACTGATGTTCTTTTCACCAAGGATCCTGTAGAAATAACAGAGCCTCGTTTGGCTCAAATGGTTATAGATACGGGATGCGATCAAATGCGTATCGAGTCAAACAACGGTGGACGCATATTTGCTATCCATGTCCGTAAATTGGTAACAGCGGAAAAGAAAGCCTGCACCATACAAGCCCGTCCTACTACACAGCACAAACCAACACGAATTATTATGAAGGCCGGTTGGATAAAGAGGTATTGCGCTTTCCTTGATGAATCAGAATACGCCAAAGGATCAGACTACGGTCGTTTCATGAAAGCATTAACAAGCTACAAGCGCGAGGGTGACAATGCTCATGACGATGCGCCGGATGGCATGACAATCCTTGCGGAGTTCGCAGAATCATTAGGTTTAAAATTCAAAGTGTCTACTCGTAAAGTAGGACGTGGATAATTTCATATTATAATATTGAATATAAATCATATAGAGTTTCAAATAACACATATAAAAGAGTTTTTGCCACAAATATTTGTAAATATGATATACCTGTTTTACTTTTGTTGAAAAAACATGTATTATTATCAACAACGTATATCTCTAAGAGAAATTAAAAGGTTACATGAGCAGAATCTTATTATTGACGCAAAAGATGGCGGATTACTATTAGGACCATCTCATAAAGAAGGTGGAATTTTATTTTTATTTGAGTATCAGGATTGTTTTAGAGTATTCGGTGAAGTTGAAGGTTATGAATACATTGTTAATAAGGAACAAGTTATGAAATACCAATCAATAATTCACGATATAAATAAGTATTATACTCCCCTTGAAAAGTTTGAAGAATATATACCTGATAGTAATATAACAATAATTGATGCCAAGCATCCTATATATAAAAATAGGTCCAAATTTATTATTCTAGATGTCAATGGAGGATTTTCTATCATTAATAAGTATGCGACTCAAAAGTATTTAAATACATTGGAAAAAATAAATCAAGGACTATTTTGAGAATCTTAGCGCAATTTTCCCATAATCTTCCTTAGTTTTGCCATTTATTATGTGATAAGATTTATAAGAGAAATAACGAAGTAATGTTAGGCGTTTTATATTTTAAGAGAAAAGTATATGCCAGACATTAAGGATATTCTAAAAAATGAAGACTTCGGAAGCATAGTCGGAGATTTATGCGTTGATACCCGAGAGAACCGTAATCCTCGCGAGTATATGGAAGAATACGATGGCGACAGGACTCGACGTAAAGAATCTGTCGGATATCGCGAACCGAAGAAGATCGCTGTATATTCAGAGACAGAAAAAGAAGTTGATCCCGATACAGGAGAAGAAAAGCCAAGGAGACTAGAGGATAAAACTGTAGAAGTCGCTCAAATTGTGACTAATCTACCAAAGAAGATAGTTCGTACCTCTGTTGCCTTTTTGTTTGGTGGTGAAATGACTATCACAGCTGAAGACCCAAATAACGGTTTTACCGAATTTAAGAATATCTATAAGCGTAAACTCAAGATGCAATCAGTTTTGAAAGAGTTTGCTAGAAAAGTTCTTTCAGAAACCAAAGCAGCTATTGTTTTCTATCCAGTTACCCGGGATGATGGAAAAAGCCAATTAAAGGTTAAGATTCTTTCTACTCCTAAAGATAACAATATCGAATGTGAATTCTATCCACATTTCGACGAGGACGACGATATGGACGGCTTCATCTATAAATACAATGCAGAAGTCAATGGCCGTACTTGTGAATGCGTGAAGATATACACGAAAGATGTTATCTATTCCGGAGTAATGGACGGCATTTGGCTAGTGAAAAAGACAAAAAACCTCTTTGGAAAGATTCCTGTAGTATATGCCGAAGTAGATTGCCCTGATTGGGAAGATGTTGCCAACTTGATTGATAAAAAGGAAATGAGGCTTTCCCGTTTGTCAGATACAAACGATTATTTCTCTGAACCAATTTTAAAAACCTATGGTCTTGCAAATCTACCAAGTAAAGAAACCGTTGGCAAGGAATTGAACTTCGGAATGGAAATAGACCCTGATACCGGTACATCGTATCATGGTGATGCCGACTACTTAGCGTGGCAGCAGTCCTGCGAATCCGTAACACTCGAGCTTAACCAATTAGACGATGCCATACACTCCGGAGCTTCCAGCCCTGATTTATCAATGAATAAGCTAATGGGATTAGGTAATTTAAGCGGAACATCTCGCCGATTTATGCTGATTGACGCGGAAATTAAAGCCAGTGAGCAGATGGAAATCTTCGGCCCTGCAGTTCAACGTACTGTGTCAATAGTTCAAGCAGGAATGGCTAACATCACACATACTAAGTATGCATCACAGCTAAATGATAATTTTATTGAGGTGGAGTTTGGCAGTATTCTCCCACAGGACCTGGCTGAAGAACTAAAGAATCTTGAAACAGCATCCCAATTCAATAGCAAAGAGACGATTATTAAAAATTCACCATATACGGATGATGTTGAAGAAGAGTTAGCCCGCAAGAAACAAGATGAGAAAGATACCGCTCAAAACAATTCATTCCTAGGAGCTACACTTTAACTATGCCTGGACTTTCTTTCTACGATAAACAGCATATACAGAAAGTTGCTGCACAGCAGGCCGTAATAGCCAATATCTTTAATCAGTTTATACTTTCTGTTTCCCCGTATCTCCGTAAATGGTCAGATGCGGGGAAAAACAATGTATGGATAAGCAATCAGGGAATAGAGAGTGCGGTTGACCGGGAACTACTAAACCTTGAATCAATGTTATATGCTAATATTTCCGCATTCCAAAAGGATGGCTGGGAACGAGCAGAGAGGAAGAATGATGATTTTATTTCCCTGTTCATCAAGGGAATGTCTATTTCTAGCGCAACTAAGGATGGAATGTTTACTCATAGCCTATCTGCATTTGAGGCTCTAAAGAATGATATAGATTCCAACGGTCTAAAATTGTCTGATAGAGTTTGGAATATTACACAGCAAACGAAATCGCAACTCGAATTCTATCTTGATAGCGGCGTAGTTGCCGGACGTAATTCAAACGGAATCAGTAGTGATATACGGCAAATTTTGCAAAATCCCCAAAAACGTTTTCGCCGGATCCGAAATGAGAAAGGTGAATTGGTTCTATCACAACCGATGAAAGATTATCATCCAGGGCAAGGTGTATACCGCTCTGCATACAAGAACGCTCTCCGAACATCTGCAACAACTACGAACACAGCTTATCGTAGTGCAGACTATGAACGTTGGAGTAAACAGGATTTTATACTAGGAATTGAGATACAGCGTTCGGCCAATAATCGCGGACCGTGTAAGATCTGTGATGCGATGGTTGGAAAATATCCTAAAACATTCAAGTTTACAGGCTTCCATCCTTTCTGTATCTGCTTCGCTACTCCCATTACGATGGAACCAGAAAATTTTGCGGATTTTCTGCTGAATGACACAGTTCCGAAAGAGCAGGTTATTACAGACATTCCCCAGGGAGCAAAGGATTTCGTCAGCGAGAATAAAGACGGATTGTAATCGGCTTTCTGGTATAAGGATAACTTTACCAATGATGGAGGACTACAAAGAGAAATAGTTTCCCAACCTATTACGAATGAAGTTATAAAGGTTTCTAAACCTAAACGTATCAAGACTGATGCTGAAATTACAGATATTAAACAAAAATGGAATGAACGAAAACTCTATAACAAAATAACCAACACAGAGAATGAAATACGCCTGAATAAAAGCTTTGAGACAGGAGTCTTATTTGACAAGAATGGTAATGTTGTAATCGATAAGCGCGGAGCCAAATATAGTGTTGAGTTTACGGATGAAGAATGTGCGAAGATGAAGGATTGCATTTTTACACATAATCACCCAAGAGGCTGGCAAGAGCCA